ACCGTACGACGATTGAATATGGCTACGCAAACAATGGCTATGCGGTCGTTGTTATCTCCGAAATGTGTGACTATCAAGACCTCCTCACAAGTCTCTCTGTCAAACCCAAGGTCATTACACCTGGCTATCTGATTAGAGATGTAGAACCGTGTATCTACGACAGCATCTTGGGTGAGCGTATGATTCACGAGGCGTTTGACCACGCACAAATACACAGAGACTTCATCAAGGGTGCGACGAGTATCCTCCCGTTCAAGGATTATCTCCGTATAGTGTAGGTTGAATGTTTCAAGCACTGTACAGTGATTCCAAGTTTGTGGGTGCTCAAACATCACCACCAGACCGCGTTATGGTTATTATGGAGGACGGCATTGAATACTACAAGTCCAATGTTATATTTAGGTCTACAGCTACAATTGATAAACTCTCAAAAGAAGTTAAAGGTACAGCGCGTGGTAAAGAAAAGATAACCCAACTCTTTGTGGTTCCAACGACGAGACAGAAGGGTCGTTTTACAGTGACAGAGTATGAACTGTGAGCTCCTATAACACAGCGGTTAGTGTGTCGTGCTTATACGCTATGTATACTTGAGCGGGTCTCACACCCGTAAAGGCACGCGGAAATCTGGGATCGACACCCAGTAGGAGCAGATTACCTTTTAGATATGTGTCCCATATGTAAAAGATAAATCACAGGGTATAATAGGTATGAGGTACGGCTCGCTCGCACGCAAAAACTTCAAGGTTCGTTGGGGTCTCCATGGGAAGGGTCTCGTTGAGGATCATCACGTAATACCAAGGCGGTACAGGGAACACCCAATCGTCAAGAAGTCGGCGTATGATGTGAATGCGAGTACAAATCTCGTGATGATGCCCACCCGCCTCGGTAAGATGATGCTCAATGTGAGGGAGGACCGTCTCTTTCACGAGGGAAATCACCCCGCGTATAGCGCATATGTAGGACACATGTTGGATGTCATGGATTCTACATATGATTTTGAACTCTTCGTGGAGTTTCTTAAGAGAGGGTGTCGCCGGAACGCACACCATATCCCTTGGATTTAGTAGCCAAAGATGACATCATCGGGTGTTGCCATTGGATTTTGTCTTGAAAAGAAGTTCTTGCGTCCATGATCACTGTGACCAATAGTACTATTACGACTCCGATCAATTTTCATGTATCTACGCATATCCTTGTAGTAGATACGTGCACCTCTCGCGATGAGATCTTCGTGTTTCATATCTACATGGTTATCCATAGGTAAAAGGTATTTTGTATACTTTTTCATATTTTCAACGTGTATGAGGTAACATTTCGTACTTGATATCCATTTAACCTTTTCAAGCTTTCCATCTAGTTTATCGGGTAATCGAGACAAACAGTGGAAGAAACACATTTCAAACTCTTCACCCCTCTCGTCAATCACGGATTGTATTTCTTTGTAGAGTGTGTTGGATTTTACAATAACGTTATCCTCAAAAATCACGGCATATTTGATTCCCTGGTCAAAACATCTTTTGTAAAATTCGAGATGACCCATAAGACACCCAATCGCACCTAAATTGAAATAGGTGATATCTGGTCTCTTTACACTTGGATTGTAGTGCATTTCTATAGCCTTTTCGAAATAGTCTGGGTCTATATGGTTCTCAAACTCTCTCGCAGTTTTTACACTTCGTGTGTCTGGACCATAAATAACTTCGATTGGAATGTCTGGGTTGTGGTGCTTCATAAAAGTCTCACGTCTCCGAACTTCCTTGGGGATTGTAAGAAGGAAACATTTGTAGTCGTACACATACTTTTCTACACACCGTCTGTTGTATAGCACGACCATGAGTATGGTACTGATGACAAGAAGGACCCAAATCATACTTACTTAAACCTTAGAAAATAGTATAGGGTAAGTATGAATCTCATCGATGTTTCTGGGTTGGTGAGTTCCATTTTAATATGTCTCATGTTTGTACCCGAAGTTGCCCACGTCTATAAACACAACGACGCAAAAGCCATCAGTTACCCATTTTTACACCTAAACCTACTTGCAAGTGTACTGGCTCTCATTTACGCCATAGATTATAAGGTTATTCCAATGATAATTACAAATGTATCAGCTGGGATATTTTCATTGATACTTTACAGATTTAAATACGTAAACGAGCTTAAAGGGGAAACGTGTACTATTGATGAAGTGGGGGTGTAAACTCCTCTTCAACCTAAAGCTTCTATGGTGTAATCTGGTGATCATAGTAGGTTTTGACCCTACCGTTTCAAGTTCGAATCTTGATAGGAGCTTTAGCCGACCTTAGCTCAGTTGGAAGAGCAGCTGACTGTAGTATCTTACGTACTAAATGAAAGTCATGCCATCAGCGGGTCATCCGTTCGATTCGGATAGGTCGGATCTTTTCTCTTGTAACTCAGTTGGTTAGAGTGTGGGACTGTTAATCCCGAAGTCGCCGGTTCGATTCCGGTCAAGAGAGTTTTAGCACCTGTGTCCAAGTGGTTTAAGGAGCCTCCTTAGTAAGGAGGAGATCGTGCGTTCGAATCGCACCAGGTGTATTCCACTATTTTTAGAATCTACCAAGATTGTAAAAATACTTTAAACTTTTCGCATATACTGGAACACGTGTTCGACAACAATAGACGCCCCCAAAACTGTGAGCACTGCGTTGTCGTACTTGAAGCCATAGCCTACGAGAATGAAACCCCACAGGAAGGCCAAATAGTCTGTCATTGGCACAGCCATATAGCTACAATTAGACTCAGTTGGGATGGATGCTTCCATCATCTGATAATACGCGTGACCCAGCACCACTGAGAGAAGAATTGCGTATACGTGCTTGTTCATATAGTGTATCTTGGATATTAATTTGTGTTCCAAATTGTAAAAATATTATCAATTCATATTTAAATGGAGCTCAAGGAACTCAAGGAACACTGGAAAGCTATTAGAGAGGAATTAAACACCCTCCCAGATACATTCATCTCTGATAAGCCCAGACCAACTGGTGAATGGGAGGGCTCGGAAGTTTTAAAGGAAATTGTAGACCAGTACACATGTGGAGCATGTGGTTGGCTCAAAGGGGGGCAGACACACGTACCAGACGCGTGGATAAGTTGGCCTCTCGTTTGGGCAGGTAAGTCTGTTTTTGGAAACTGTTTAAAGTGTCCCAAAACTTCGGAGTTACTCTCTCAAATTGAGGGAATACATATTGCTGGTTTCGCTCTCATGAAAGGGGGTGTCCAACTTAAAGAACATACAGATCCAGTTGGACCCAATTACAAGTTTACATATCACCTAGGTCTAAAATGTCCCAAGGGGTGCTATCTTCACCATCAAACCCTCGGTGATATTGAAGAAGAAGATGGTAAACACATTGTGATGAACGCCAGATTTCCCCACTGGGCTGAGAATACATCCCAAGAAGATCGTGTGATCCTCTACATCGAGTATTATACAACCTAAGTTAAGTGATGAAATTGATAAAGTAATGCGGAATCGTGGCACCGGCGCTGGAGGGTATAAAACAAATGCATCAGGTAAGCCATTTGAGGATGCGGTGCGTGTGGTACCAAATGGTCAAACGTACAATGAGGAGTTCACTTATTTTGAGCAGAATTCATTCAATATACACATGAAAGATCTATACAAGGGAACACCCGGTAGTAAAGATTTTCGACCAGATGGTGCTTACGTGTCCGGCGATCGCCGTCGAGTTTTTATTCTAGAGTGTAAGAATCAATCGTGTGCGGGAAGTGTCGATGAGAAATTATTGACTGGCCCGACCAAGGTTGAGTTGTATCGCAATAAATACCCGGGTGTTGATATTCATTTTGCGTTCGTGTTACGGGAAGCTTGGTTCAAAAAAGTTGCATACGTGGAGTGGTTGGATATACTTAAAAAACACGGAATTGCGATACTTTGGGTCAAGGACGTTAACGTATCTCCCGAGTGTTACGATTTTGATTCTACGCAGTTGGATGCCTGGTTGAAACAATGATGACTTCGGTCGTGGAGGCACCTGGATTTTTAGAATGAATAGCTCTCCTCGCGGGGATATCTATAATTTTATATTTTTCAAAAGCATCCAATACTAAAGCGACTTTAGAATTAGACATAACGAAATCTATTTCTTGTGTTTTTAATAATTGAAATAATGTGGTGTGTTCCTCCGTTTTAAACCCGTCTTTTGTATACGATACGAAACTATGTACATCCTCTGGAGCATATGGTGGATCTGCGTATACAAAGTCATCCTTGTGAATATATGTTTTGAACACATCCCTAAAATCAATAGTTTTAAAAATTACATTTTTCAATATTTCTTGATACCGTATTAATTCTTCAAGGGATACAATATTTGGGGTTGTCTTGTAATGTCCATACGGGACATTAAACCCATTTGGACCCTCTCTGTAAACACCCCTGAAACATGTTTTGTTTAAGAAAATCAACATAGCTGCGTGTGTGTGTGTTGATGGTACACTCTTATTGTATACGCTTCGAATCCAGTAGAAAAAACTTTCCTTTGATGTTTGACTTTCTTCTTCATTTTGTGGATTTCTATGAATATCTACACCTTTTATGCTATCATAAGTCTTAAAAAGTTTTACCATTTCACTATGTAAACCCACCGGATTTGTCTGAATCTGTGTATACATATTTATAAGTTTTTCATTTAGGTCATATGCACAGATTTTTCCATTAATCTTTATGTCCGTGTGTGTTAAAACACCCAATAAAACACTACCACCTCCTACAAATAGTTCGTGGTAGTTTTCAATCTCTCGCGGAAATTCGTGTAAAACTCGGTCTAAAATCTGAGTCTTTCCACCAACCCATTTAATGATAGGTTTCATTTAATTAAAAGTGATTGTATTTTTTAAACCTCAATAATATCTCGTTGAGTGTTCCCCCACCCTCTCATACTAATCTCACTTGGTTCACACCATGGGTACACGTCCTCCCCAATGAAGTGTATGGCGTCTATCCCAGATTCAATACACTCATCACACGTCTGTCCAATGTCGTCAATGATACACCCGATACCAAGGGCGCGACAGACGTCAACCTTTTTGATTTCATTCTCCGTAAAACTATTTGTGAGAATGACATCATCAAAGACACCCGGAAAAAAACGCTCAATCCAGAGTTCGGTGGTTTCTCGTACCATTTCTTGGCGTCCTGTGACGATATACATCTTATCAAATGTTTTTCTAAAGTTCTGCATAGCTGGTTGGGCACCAAGGATTGGTTTGAGGTTGAGAAACTCCCTGGAGCGATAAAACTTGTGGAGGATTTCTTGAGATTGTTCTTCTGTGCAATTGAAAATTTCTCGGTACAGGTACTTATATTTGGGTTGGGTGGGTAAAGCGACGCCCCTCCATTTGGCCATTGGTGCAAGTAGATTAACGAGAACTTCATCTACATCTACCGCAAGTTTAGTGTTCATTTACTTTCCCTGGATATTATTCGTAGTCCCGAATCGCCACACCCACTGGAAATCTGGGTACCCCCAAAGCTGTGAGATTTTGAAATCGAACCGTGAGTTGCTTTCCAATGTACCTGTTTCTATTTGCGTAGTAGACCTCTCGTTGTTTAATAGTACCCTCGGGTCTCACTGTGAATTCGTGACCATTTGTGGTTGTACATACCCAAATCACAGCGTCGGCATCTCTCCCGTGACCAGTCTTGGCATCCACAATCTCATATTCCTCGGTTTGAAACTCCTTGAACTTGAGGAGATAATTACTTCTCGTTCCAATCTCATATGTACTTGTGGCTTCTCGAATCATAATACCCTCGTGACCTTGGTTCACAAACTTTGTGTGGAGTTTGGGAATTTCAGACTTTTTTTGGACTAAAATGGTCTCCACGGTGGTCCGTTTCTGTCTCTCTGCGAATGGGAGATAGGGTCTATTTGTATCAAAATAGTCAAACACGTGAAACTCCAGGTCTTGGGGATTCATTTTAAACATACTTGTAATCTCCTCAAATGTCTTACCTGGGGCGTAACACTCCCCATCCAACCATTCACCATCTTTGAGATTCTTGGTGAGGTGCTCAACGCCACTAACAATCTTACCTGTCCGAGAGAAGCACCCCTTTGTAGATACGAGGAGACGAACACCATCCAACTTGGGTTGAACATAAAAGGGTTCTGTAATATAGTGGTGTCGGTCCTCCCATTTATTCGCCAACATTGGGAGAATTTGAACAGACTTCATTCTCTCATTGGTCCACATAGTCCTAGCCCTCGCAAGCGCCTTGTCGTATCCAGTGGTGACGTTGGTTCTGGATACTGTACATTTATCACTTCCAACCATACCACTCGTCTTCACAATATCAGCAGTCCCATCCCCCAAGTCCTCTACGTGAATATCGGTGTATCTCTGCTTCCCATTTTTGTCTCCTCGAATAAGGCGTTCCATTATACGTATAATTAATTTCTCAACTTTAAATATGATACCAGTTGTAAATTATGGTAGAATGGAGCGACTTAAGCCTCCACCGCGCACAAACGTACCTATGAATGCGAATACGGGTGCTATAGTTTTTATCATTATATGTTGTTTGGCTCTTTACAAACGCTACGTCACTATTAGTCAATCGCGTGAGCAATCTTATACTTTAGACACTTTGATGCCGACAAATAGAGGTCTTTCTTCATCAATTTCCTAAACTTTCTCTCAGGAATCTCAGTCTTTGAGGTGTACATCTTCTTGAGGGCCCCCATAAACTTTTCACAACTCTTCATTTCATCCTTGAGTTCCTGGTATTTACCCCAAAATTCGGTGCTCAACTGGTGAATCAGAAGGTATGCATTTTCACCAATGCGACGCTCTGACCCACCCAAAAACATAAATGTAGCCGCCGAACAACACGCACCTTGGGCAATGGTAATCACTTTAACTCGAGACTTCTCAATAAGATTCTTGAGGGCTAACCCGGAGAACATATCACCTCCATCACTCATAATGTGTACACGGATTTCTGGTTCGTACCCAATGAGGTCAGCCTTTTGTTTGAGGAGGCGAATCTCAAGCTTTCTAAACGCCTCCACGAATTCGAGCGTATTCTCAACTGTAATCTCCCCATAAAAGTGAATTTCATTCCCAATCGTCTTTGTGTACTCCGGTTCAATCTCATCCTGTTCAACGACCTTTTTCGATTGCATTCTTCAAGGCTTTCTTTACTCGTGTAACGTCCCTTTGTTTTAATTTACTTCCAACCGCGAGGTGATTCATAACATCAAAGTCTTGTGGACTTAGGGAGTATTCCATCATTGGATGCACATTACCCTCTTCAGCATATTTTTTGAGGAGACACAGTTCACCTATGGATAACCCAGTTCTTGATTTTTTCCGCAGTTCACTATATTTCTGACTTCTCATTTTATAATTTCCATACTTTGTCCAGCAACTCCCAGGTCTAATTCTATCCCGAACAAGCGGTTTACCAAGTGCTACTTTGGGTATCACGACTGCATTGAGGATAAAATACGGCATCAGGTTCCAGTCCCCAGATGCATACATTTGGGTATCGTAGATATCCGCCTCGGAAAAGCCTCTCGAAGCTCGAACACTATCGATACCCTTGGAATCCAAGTAATTCTCTTGAAATATATCCCAAATGTGCCCGTGCTCGTGAATTGTCTTTGGAAACCCAATGGATTTGGGGTCAGACAAAAGGTCGGCAATAAACTCTTTGGGTGTTTGAAATGTATCTTTCGCATCGTATCCCTCCAAGTACGAAAAAAAGTCTCGAATGTTACCTCCACACCGTAGTGCCGCATTTTCAACGTGAATTGAGCGGTCGTCTGTGAGTGTGAGTAATTTTTCGGGTTTATGTCTCGGTATGAAGATGGTCTCAAAGTTTGGGAACATACACATATTAACCGACGTCACTATGAGAGACCCACGGGTGAGTCGCTTACCATCAGACACCTGTTCAATGAGAGGTTTGAATTCTTGGCTATAGTCCTCAATAAACGCGTGCTTGGCGGCACCCTTTATGAACCCCAAAAAGTTTGATTTACTCTTCAGATGTTCTTGGTGTATCTCCACACTATTCGATTCGTTAAGGACTGCCTCTAATATATATGTTTTCCCAACCCCAGTGGCTCCACAGATGAAGACATTCTTTCGTTCACGAATGTACTTCTTGAGTAATTCAATGTGTTGCGTATGAAGTGTCGTCACAGACTCTTCTTTTTTTTGTTCAACTATCTTAATGAAGGAATCCATTGATGATCTTACTAATCAGGCTATAGATTTAGTGCTGGAGAACGACGCACTACAAGAACGTATCGTAAAACCTTTAAAAAGGAAAATTTTACCATACGCGGCGTGTGCTATTTTAACAAATTTGGGTATGCTTATTCTGATGATATACCTTGCTCGACGTCTGGCGGTGCTTCAGAGACCACTGATGTAATCTCATCTTCGTCATCCATATCTTGGAGAATTTTAGTTTTTGCATCATATGCTTCCTTTGACTTTACAAGTTCACCAATCTTACCGATTGGCATTTTCAATTTTGGAATGGCTCGAACATCAAGGATTTCCGGTTTTGTGAATATATTATCGAGGGGGTATTCCCTATCAAATTCAACAAGAATACTTGTAGGCACAGCTGGGGATTGTTCAATGAGACGATCATACTCCGCCTTACACGAGTTCACGAAATCGAGACCGTCCGCACTTCGTTCTCTTCTTGGGAGGGCTAACATCAAACGAATGTTTCGAGATAAGAGACCATAAGAAAGCGCGGCTGTTTTATGATTCTCCATGAGTTCATTAATCTTGAGGAACTGCATGATAGTCGCGACGAGACCCGCAATGAGGTTTAAACCACCAATAACTGATGGTACCATACTTCGCATACTTTCTGGAAACTGTTCCTGGGCAAAGTTTGCCGTACCTGTGATTGTAGACAAGACAATGACAGGTAGAGTAAAACGCATTGAGAGACCCTTGTACATAATATACGCCCTGTGGTTCATATATCTGTAACACCCAGACGCTTCACCCCACTGTCTCAATATAGATTCGTGTTGTTCATTCCAACTTTGTTCACGGAGCTCCAACTCCTTTCGTTTTATCGCGGTTGTAGACATACCTCCGAAATTTTCTTCGCTCATATTAGTATAGATGAACATAATATTCTTGATTCATCTTGTGTTCCTCATCGCTACTCTCGTGGTTCCATTTACAAATGACCGTAGGAACTTGGAATTCTATTCTATACTTATCCCATTTCTGTTCTATCACTGGTCCGTGAATGATGATACATGCGCTTTAACGCAGGCTGAGATGTATGTGACTGGTCAGCAAAAGGAGGAAACGTTCATGCACCGAGTTGTCTCCCCTATATATAAGATGGAAGATAATGATGTAAATAATTTAACAAAAACTGTATTTTTCGCCCTATGGGCATTCGTCCAGTACCGTCTCGGACGTTTCGATACATTCATTGATGACTTAAAACTATTTATACCTGGTAAGTAACCTAAGTGATAACATATACTACATTAATTATAAACATGCTTGACTACATTGATCCCAGTGGACACTCCATTATCGGTAACGGATACGTGATTAAACACCACATCACCGTTATCGACATGGACGAGCAAGCGTCTAAGTTCTCCTTCTGGCTCGATATATTCAAAAACATAACTGATGACATGTACATTAATCCCTTACCTAGGAAGCACATTAAGAAGTTTTACACAAATCTCAAAACTTTGAAGGGTGATTTCATTGTTCAGCTGAACGAAAAAGAGAGTCTTCAAAGAGTTGGGCATAAAGTTCACTATATTTATTAATAAGATGAACTCATTGGTATAAAGTTTTGGAGTGTTAAGTGTACAAATACAATGAACATGTACATCGACGTAGACCGGGAGATTGCGCGTTTGGAGCAGATTCGTGAATTGAACCAACAGAAGTATGTTGAAAATATCGAAAAGTTGGATTCCAAAGTAGACAAGATTTCACGACAAATGGACCGAACACAGTCCTCCGTAAAACGCGACATCCTTATGCGTCAGATTGACTTTTATGAAAATGAGATTGAAAAAATGGATGACGCCATTGAAATTGTGATGCATGATATCGATGAAAAGATTAATAAAATCAAAAAAATCAAAACAGACAACGAGGAACGAAAGAAGAAGGAGCGTGAATCCCTCGACTATAACATTCAAAATCTCAGAGAGGCTGTGCATAGATGCAATAGCGGTGAAATTTTCAATATGTTCAATAGTGTTGTGCACGCACTTGATGTGATTAAGACTAAGCTTGAGAAGGATGCCTAAATTGGTCAAAGAAGTGTACGGATATTCTAAAGTTATGATAAATTATCATACATAACGCATCTGCAATGTCGTGCTTTCTCTCATATGGAATATCATCTTCAATATACTTGCTCGCAATAGAAACCACCCGCTCCTTGCGCTCCTCATAGTTGAGGTGTCGCATACCAAAATGTGTATGCATGCTCACAGGTGAAACAAGAACAACTTTATCTTTGAACATGTAGTGTAGAAGTATTTCGATATTTGTGAATCCTCCTGGGGGTTGTCGCTCTATAAGTATAGTATCCGCTTCCTCAAATATATGTTTGTGGTCATCTACAAATAAAGGAATGAGGTCTACAAAGTCATTTGAATAGATATATTTATAATCTTCAAGACTTACCTTTTTTAAGAATGTAACCGTAACCTTCGGACCCTTTCCACATTCGGCAAGAACGAGACCCATATTGTGGTACCCAATATCTATGGCGAGTATCTTCATGTCTTTATCTGAAAAATATTCCTTAACTAATGTAATGAAGAATAAGACAAAGACGCAACTCCTTTGGTCGGCCCTCGCTGTACTTGCGCTCCTTGTGGGATATATGTACCAAAATCCAAAAGTTGTTAAAGTACCAGTCGAAGTACCCGTACCTGTGCCCGTACCACCACGTCCAACCCAAAGACGTGAACCCGAGTTTAGAGGTCCACCAATTAAGCAGTACAAACCTGGATACATGCAACAGATGGGTATTCTTGTAGGTGCTGGTGAAGAAACGCTCCCCCTTTACGGGAAAGAAGTTCGAGGACGTCGTGACCGTTACCACTACTACACCACAACTGGTGGTGAAAACCTGTACCCAATCCCAGTGAGTCACGGTGCTCGGGACTGTATGGAGGACATTGGATGTGAAGAACTCTACGGGAATGAATCAGTCTCAGTTTTGGGTAAGACTGGTGCATACACGGTGAATATGTACAGGACGGATGACTTTTTCTAATTATTTTGGAGGTGGTGATGGTCGAGTAAACCGATCGTAAGTATCTTTAGTTAACATCACAGATGAAAAACCACTTGATACACAACACACAGCCAACATCATCATAATGGGTGGACTTTTAAATGGGAAACCTATCATGCGTTGGACGACCATAGCCGAACACATACACGAACATAATAAGGATATTAAAGTGCTCACATCTAAATCTTTGTTCTTATCAAACGCAACTGCAGGTGATTTGATTAAATCTATACCAGGTACAGATACACCAAGTGCGTCTAAACCTAAAGCTCCAAGTAGTATGGGTAATACCATTTACTATACACTAACAAAAATTATTTTTGAGCATATCATATTCCCTACCCTGAAGTCCTGTAGCCTTTGAGTATTTTGCTTTAATTCTCAAGAGTTCCAAAATCGTATCATCTTCTAAATGTTTACAAAAGTCCCTCTTCGCGGCGATATCATCCAGTTGACCCATCTCTTTACGAGCTTGGATATAGGGCCAAGTATGTCTTCGGAGTGATTCAAGTTCGAGCTCAAGTTGTATAAGCTTTGGAAGAATCACATGTCTTATGAGCTGGTTCGTGTCGTGCAGGTCTTCACGCCACTCCATCGTATATTTAAAGTGTTTGATATCTTTAATTTTGTGTGTATCTTAAAAGTTTAGGTCTACACATAGGTAATGAAGACCCTCAAAAGATTTGGGTACTGGAGTCCAGCCCCCATCCCAGAGCACAGGCGCAGATATCGCATCATTGCCGCTCAAAAAAGTGAAGACATTCACTATGAAATGAAAAAGCGAGAAATCACGTGCGCGGCTCTCGAACATATGTATTTGTCCCCGTGTTTGCGCGAACCAAAGAAAATGACGGTAAGACAAATGCGTCTCAAAATGCTTTTACACGAAGCCCTTGATGTTGCACACGCCATCTGTGCACGTGAAGATGCCGATGAATGTTTATGGGCTTGGGAAATCGTTGATGAAATTGACGATGCGGCAACCAGGGCTGGGGTGTGGTACAGATAATTTTAGTGTGTTATAGTACATGGACTACAATACACTCAAGGACAAAGTAAAAAAAATGGGTCTCAGGGTAACCAAAAACGTCAAAGGTAAACGCGTCAAGCTCACACACAAGGAACTCGAGAGAAAGGTTAGTGGTCTAACTCTCCAGAATCAAGCCAGGAATGCTACAAAGTTTATTCGTGTATGTAAAATGGTTCTTAGAGAGGCTGGACCAAATACACCAAGAGTACAACGCGTTGCCCAACCGGTGCGTATGTCACCGAGACGCGCAGCTCCCCCACCTCCACCTCCACCCCCACCAATGGGCCTAAACCCACGGGCTGCACTTTTAGCTAACCTTAAGGCTAACCTAAAGAAGCGTGGCCTCGCAAAGAATTAACACCCAAGTCACGTGATATAATTACATTTTCAAGTTAAAAAATGCGCCTCTCATTGATAATGGAACGTTAGTGACTTTTGATGATTTTAATTCCAAATCTTTTTAACATAAATCTATTGACATCCACAAAGTTTGGTTGGCTCCATAGGTACCATCGTGACCAGAAACCAGCCCCACCAATACCACTCAATTTCCAATCCTCCTTGTCGCTTCTATCGATATTACGCATCATTCTGTGTATCATTGCTGGATTACGTTCAGCCACTATACGCTTGGGAATTTGTCCACCATGTCTAAGGACATATGAGCGCATACGTGAAGGATTCTTGTGTTTGGTGTAGTCTGAATATCCACTTGCACCAAAGTCAACAGTCCTGCCGTCTTCTAAAATTGCCCTGAACTTCTTTGCAGTGTTTGGGCTACGAATAATTTTGACGCGCATACTTACAATCTACAACTACTTTAATTTCGGCAGGCACCACAGTAGCCCTCCTTCTTGGGGAACAAGAAGAGGCGTTCGTCGCCACGCTTGACGCGGTACATGTGGTCATACATGTGGAGGAGAGCAATCGCGAAGACCGCAGTCGATACGACAGCCTTGTTCATCTTACGCACAGTGAACGCATAATATGCAATCATTGCCGCGATGGTTAACTGAACAAGAGTCATCGTTGGCATACGAGCCTTGGGTATCAAAAAGCGTTCTTCCAATTGTGGGGTGTCCTTGGTAGGTTCTGGGGTGAATCGTTCCATCTTCGCGCCGTAACCTGGCATTTTTATTTTATACTGAGAAATTAATGTGGCGTGTCCTGTTGTTACCAGTCGTTCTGGTTCTTCATGATTATCTCAAATCCCCAATAGATAGATTATACTTTCAAAAGCCACTACGACCTCTCGTGGGTATGAGGAATACCCTCATCGACCTTATATACCATAAACTTGATTATGATATCTTGGATTACCCAAATCTTTGGTTTGTCAAGGCAAACTACACTAAGATTCTCTATGAATTTGAGAAGGGGGTCAGTACAGCTAAGAAGCACTACTTTCACACACTTGACCCGTGGTTCAAGACAAATGATAAGTATTACTACTATAATGTCAAGGACTTCCCAGAAATTCAAAAAATAATTGACCAGATTCCATGTGTTGATAAAGAGACTGCAAAGTTCGCCGTGATGGACGCACCTATGAGTATACCAGCACATCGAGCTGAAAGTAATATGATGTTGAGATACCATCTTACGATAAAGAGTGGTCGTGATTGTGTGTTGTACACCGAATATGAGGCACATAGACATCAATCTGGACACGAGTTTTTATTTGACCACTCGAGATTCCACCGAGTCACAAAGCGCGGATTTCAAAAACGAGTGGTTCTTATTTTGGACATCCACCGTTTCTATTAGGTGTTGACGACACACAGCTTTGTACATATCCGTACCACCCACCAATTCAAGTGCATCACTCTTGACGATTCTTTTCGTGAATGGTCCAGGTGTTCCATTGCAGCAGTCCATACAGAGGGCGGAGAGCTTCACGACATCACTCGCCATTGGAATGCAATCTAAGATTTCCCCAAACTTCTTTTGTTGATAGTCTCCATCAAGACCCGCAATAATCACCGATTTGTTAAGAAAGAGACACATCTCCACAAACTCTTTGAGGTTTGTGAAGAACTGGGCTTCGTCAATGGCTACAATTTCGGCACTGCAAAATGCCTCATTGATAATACAATGGGAAATGTGTTTAACTTTGAGACATGGAAATTGAACACCATCGTGTGTCCTTAAGACTTCCTCAGGGGAGCGAGTATCTTTTGAGGAGTTTATGACCACAATCTTCTTACCTATGACTTTGTATCTCTTAAGTCGTCTGATGAGTTCAGAAGTTTTACCAGAAAACATATTTCCCATAATAATTGTGAGACCCATCTCAACTTTCTATAAAATAATCTTTCTTTTTTATAATGGTTGATATACAGCGAGCGTATTTCAATGGGCATCGTGGTTGGATGTCGGCAACAACGGGGAGAGTTCGCTTTGGTAACACAATTTACTCAAATATTTTCGAAGCAATCAAACATCTGAGTCAAAAATAACCAGCGAAGTACATTTTTATTAAAACCACACTGGACATCAAACTTAATACAGTTCCAACTAAACAACAATTACACACATTATTTTTACAGACCTCCTCGGGTAGAAGAGCTTCTTGACGACCCCATTCCATTAATTTAATTCTACATAATAATTAAGATGCCTCTCACAGATCAGGAGATTTCCAAAAAAGTTAGGGAGTTGCGCAAAACGAGGGGTCTCATATATGCTCCCCTCAAGTACTTCAGGGGTCTCAAGACCCTCAAAAATGTGGAGACCCGCTACATAAAGATGCTCAAGAGAGACTACACCACATTTAAAACTGATAAGGGTGTAAAGACCCGCACATCCTCATATACCCAAAGATTCCGCAAGAAGTATCCCAAGGCCAAGTCCCTTCCAGAGATAGCGAAAGCTACAAAGATACCTCTAAAGACACTGGAGACTATCTACAACCGCGGTCTCGCTGCGTGGCGAACTGGGCATCGTCCAGGAGCTTCTCCACAGGCGTGGGGCTACGCGAGAGTTCATAGTTATGTAATGAAGGGGAAAACATATCACACAGCGAATGCAAATTTACACACCTAAGTCACCACAGGTTCATTATATTTATAAAGGGTAAAATGAACTCCAACTCCATTGCCACCTACATTGCCAACCTTGAAAAGGAAAACGCTGATCTCAAAAAGCGTCTTCGCAAATGCGAAGAAGAGAGAGATATGCTTGAGTACGAAAATATGTTTCATTATGTCGACTCTGACTTGTCCGATGAAGAATCTGTTGCTTCCGATGACGACTCAGACTCGGACTATTTTGTGTCGTATAACACGGAGCTGACTGATGCTCTCGATGAACTTGCGTGCGAAGAAGAAAACGAATTCAAACGGGCTGTCTACGAAAAGGCTGCCAATACCATTTATCGCCTTGACTTCAAGGTCACTCATGGAAAACAACTTGCAGATCTACCGGGTATTGGTAAGGGTATCATGAAAAAGGTGAATGAATTCCTTGAAACTGGGGAAACGTTTGATACCAACGAAAATATAGCGGAACAATTGGAAACTCTTGCGAGTAGATCACGCGACGAGTATAAGATCAAAGCTTACAAAAAAGCTGCCGACACTATTCGCACACTTCCATTTGAAGTAACCAATGGCGCCGAGATTTCGAAAGGACCTCATAAAATCCCGGGTA